AATATTTACATATAATAATATAGAGTTATAACCAGAACTAACAATAATAGGATTACTAAAATAATATTTATTCATATTAGAATTAATAAATAATCTATGTTTAGTAATAACATATTCACTATTACCGGAATATTTACAATGCAATGTAATATCAAATCCTATATTGGAAAAACCATTATTTGTACTATATTTTATTATTTTATTTTGTATTGATTCATTAATTTTACTAATTTTTTGAATAACATATTTAGAATCGTTTAATTGAATATCAACATATATATTACCTATATCAAATATTCTTTTAGATTTATCAATATTTAATATATCTAATATATTATTAATTATATTTTTTATTACTCTAGCATTAACATTTAAATTACTAAAACTTTTATATAACTTAGATATTTTATTTATCATACGCCTTATAATTAATCTTAAATTTAATACAAATTGGTTTTAAAATCCAACTCCAAAATACTGGAGTAATAATAGAAGAATTTATAATAATTCTCCAATTAATATCTCCTGTAATATAATAAATTAAAATTACAATAAATATAGATATTAATAATACTACTCGTTTATTCCAAGTAGTAACTTTTTTACGTTTATTATATTTATCTATAATTTTAATTATTAAATATGTTAGTATATTAACTATTATAATATAAGTAAAATCAAAATTACTTATAACATCTTTTATTATATCAATAAATACTTCTTCCATAATTTTATAATTTTATGCATATTGTATTGTCCAACCTTTACTAGTCCATGTTTTAGTATCCATAGTTTCTAATATAGTTTTCCAAGAATTAGGAACTGTGAGACTATGTATTTCATCTCCATCAGTTGTACAATCATATAAATTATTTATAAGTTCTTTAATACAATCACTATTTAATTTGGATAAATCTCCAGCAATCCAAGCTCCAGCAGCGCTTACTCCTTTAGTAAAAGTCCAATTTCCTTTTCTAAGATTATAAATATGAGCAACAGTAATATTATCTCCAAACATATAAGACGCATCAGCTGGATCTAGAAATTGACAATCAATAATAAGTCCAATTTCAGTAATAGTTCCGCTAAAAAACGCTTGTGTAGCTAATGTAGGTTGTATATATTTATTTTCATTATCGTTAGAAATTATTTTAGTAACACCTGAACTATTAAATGCATAATTTATAATAGGCTGTGGAAAGTTTACACCTGTATATTTATTATCTGTCCATTTTATTTTATCATAAGGAAAAGTAGTTAACTTATAACACATTTCAGCAAATCCACTTAAATCTCTACCAGATATATAATGATTATTTATAACAACCTTTTTTAAAGGATAAACTCTTCTAAATAAATTATGTCCACTATTAAGATCTTTAGATAGATTAAGTTCTATTTCTTCTAAACTAGTTCCCATAAAACAATCATGAAAAAATTGAACATTATCTCCAAAATTTAGAACTAATTTTCCGTTTATATTAGAAAATTGAAACAAATTAGTTTTACTACTATTAATTATAGCTTTAGCGTAATATTCTTTTACTTTATCCCAAAAACTATTATTTTTACATGTAACATTAAAAGATACTCTATCTGAATCAGCATTATTAGTTTCATCTATATAATCAAATAACCCCTTTACAGGGGATATATATAAATCGGTAATAGCAGAATCTACTCCTTTTCCAGTAATAAATAAATGATCATTATCTATAACATTATCATTAACGTCTAAGAATCTTCCTCTATAAGCAATACCATATTTAATAAGATAGTTATTTATAGTTTTAGTTTTATCATAAACTATATTATTTCCTTTAGCTATCTTCCACGCTTCTATTGAACCAGGATCTATACCGTTATCATTAGGTAACGTGATTGTAATAGGATTAGAAGAAATATCTACATAACCATTAGAATCTAATTTATTATTTCTATTAAGTATAGTTACTGTAACTACATCACTTTTTAATTCATTTCCATATAATTTAAATCCCATAGTAACATTAATAGAATTACCACATCCTACAGTATATATACCATCTGTCTTAATAGAATTAGCAGATTCTTCTATAACTCCTTTTCCAAATTCTAGTCTATCTCCATCCAATAGCCCTTCAACTTTTATAGTTATAGAACCAAAATTATAATTTATTTCTGTAAGATTATCTCCGTATTTAGCATTTATTCTAGTAGAAAATTTCATTATAGCAGGATTATTACTATCAAAATTAGTCCATCCTTTAAAAGTAAAATATCCAGTAAATAATCCCATACAAATTTCCCAATTAGTATAAGGAACAGGAAAACTTTTCCAATCAGGAAGAAACTTAATATCTCCATTTATATTTCTGCCATACATATTATATCCTGCGCTAAACGCTTGTCCTCTAAGAGCAGTAGTTTCGCTAGCTAATTGAACAGTACTACCATTTGTATAAGTCATGTTATCCCAAACATAAGCAGAAAATGGTAGTTCTACTCTATCTATTCCATTAATATAAGTATTACCAATCCAACTAGGTAAAGAAAAAGATCCAGGCCCTACATATAATCCTCTAATTTCTCCAACTGTAGCTCCACTTCCTCCAACTACACTATGATGAGCATAATTATTATTAAATAAATTTATATTAAGCTCGTCAGTAAATCCTTCAAGTTTAGCAGTAAAATTTTTACTAAATTCGCATATACCTGTAGTATCTGTATTAGGACTAGAATTAGTATTACTCCTTATAAACCATAAATTAGGTTTAAATTTATTAATAACTATTTTATTATTAGTTACAACTATACCGTCTGAATTATTAGGATTTAATATCCATTCATTAAAATCATATTTATAACTTCCTGCTCCAATAACATATTTATCAAGCATTATAGCTTTAGGTATAGTATCTTTAATACGAATGTTATAAATATCAGCCATAGTATTATATAATTATATACATTACGTTATCTTGAAGTTCTCCATTAGCTTTCATAGCATCATATTCAGCTTGAGTAACTTGTTTATTAAGTACAGCATTTCCTAGATTGTCATTTATAATAGTTAATCGATTTTCTATTGTTTCTAATTTAGTTTGAATATTATTAATATCAGTTTCAATAGTAGAAATTTTATTTACATCAGTAGCAATATCATTTAATCTAGTTTCTAAAGAAAATATTTTATTATTTACTTCTGTCAAATCAACTGTTCCTCCGCTAGCAGTAATATCTTCTATTTCTATAATTAAAGATATGCTATTATCTTCATTTTTATGCCAATAAGGAGCTATATATTTATAAACTCCATCCATTTTATATATAGTTCCATTAGTATAAGCATCATTTCCTTTATAATATGAAATATAATTGATTTCTAATGTTTGCAATATAAAACTTCCAACAAATTTAAATATAATAGGTCTATTTTGCGTAAAGTAATATATAAAATTAATACTATTATTTAATAAATCAAATTCAACATCGTCAATGTTTAATTGATATTTATTATCAGTAATTTTAGTTATTTGTCTAGTACTTATATATAAAGTAGTTAAATTAGGAAATATATGTTTTTTATCATTAGTATCTATAAGTTCTATTTTGTCTATATTATTATATATATTATTTTTATAAATTGAAACTTTTTTTACATCCATAATTATTCTTCGCTTAAAGGTTGAATTAAATTCATATCAATAAGTTCAATAGTAGTTCCGCTTCCAGAACCAATAGTTCCATTTTTTATAGCTGTTTCAATATCAGTAAGTCTATTTTCTATCTGTTCCATTCTAGTAAGAAAACTATATAATCTTTCATCAACTTTAGTATTAGCGAAATCTATAATCTCTTGTTTTACATCATCATTAACAATGGTACTTTTAATTAGCAATTGCCAATATTCTTCATCAGTAATAGCTATATTAATAGGAACATCTTTTTTACTAATATAAGATTTAGTATTATCGGTATTAGTAACTATAGATAATCTACTATATTCTTTATTTATATCATGCACTCCTTCGCAAGTAGGAGTAACTTTTCCTAATACTCTAATGTCTTGCATATTATTTAGATAAATAATTAAACAAAATGCCAATAATAATAGGAATATAAATACAAATAGCTCCAATAATACTAGCTACAAAATCTTTTATATCTCCTTTATTATCTATAAGTTCTTTAGTTCCAGCAAATACAAAAGTTACTATTATACCGATAATAGGATACATAAACCAATAACTATAGCTATAATTAGCATCTTGCATAATAGTAATAAGAGTAAATGAAATAGCTATTACAAATCCTACAGCAAAATGAGTTATTTTATCTAATCCTATTTTATTAATTATATTATTCATTTATTTTATTTATTAAATTATAATTATTTATTTCATAAGTTCTATTAATATCTACATTTGAATCTTTAGATTCATAAAGTTTACCAGTTTTAGCATCAACATAAAATTTAGTAGTATCTCCACAACCTACATATGCCTTTAGTAATCCATCCCCTGTAATGGGGAGTGGTATAGTATTATTGAACGGAATCTTATCTTCTCCAATATAAATATTATCAATTTGCTTCTTTATATAATCAATGAAAAATTCAGCTTCTTTATATTGTTGAAGATTATGGCAAGCTATTGCAGATTGAAACAAATTCCAACACGTAATAATATTTTTTCCGTTTCCTTTACAAGTAGCATTACAATCGTCTATTTGTTGTTTACCAAGATCTGCTAGATAAACTAGTAATCGTTGATATATACAAACATATTTAGCAGGTATAGTAAGATAAACGTACTCTACATTTACTTCTTTTAGTTCATCAGTTAATTCTTCCATATCTTAAATTATTAGCAATATTTTTAATATTATTTAGTTGTTTAGTATTAAATATATGAATGTTCTTTATACAGTTTAATAAAATAGGAAGCCATAAAGTACCGCAATTTTCGTTTATAAACCCTGCTGCATTCAATTGTAAGTCTGACTTATAAAGTGCCGTTGTATAGGCTTCTATTTGCTCGTACAATGTATTTTGCAACGTTTCATTCATTACTTTAGAGTTTTATTTATTAGATACGTAATATATGATTGAAACCTAAAATTAATTTCTCTAGTAAATGTACTTATTTTATCAGATGCAGAAAGATCATTATTAAAAATAATATTTCTTATATCTCTTTCTATTTCCATCATCCATTCGCTTTTCATTACACTATTAACTTTAATTCCATTTATAGTATATAAAGATAAAGTAGAATAAATAGTATAATATTCAGAATTAACTATATTTACTATATTGTTTTCAATACTATCTTTATTTTCTTTAACATGATTATGAAGTACAGTATCAGATACAAAATTAATAAGAGATATTCCAGATGACTTTATAGAATCTTCAATAGCAGCTTTACATTTATCTCTATCTTTTTCTATAATATTTTTAGATAAATCCTCTACAAAATTACCAATTCTTGATATAGATTCAATAAGTTGATTGTTAAGTTTTATTTGTTTACTTTCTTTTTTACTATCTATAAGTTTTACTAATACTAAATATATTATAACTAATATTGCTGGCGCTAATCCTTTTTCTAGAGCTGAAATTAAAATGTCCATATTTAAAGCCAATAAGGATAATATAATAATAGTTATTATTAATATTACCCTTAATTATTAACCCAAAATTATATTATCTTTATTCTACTACATCTTCAAGATTTACTTTTGTTTCTTCTGTTACAACAGAATCTTCAATATTAGTAGTAGGATCTGTATTTGTATCATCCATATCTTCGACATTTACAGGGGAATTATCAAAAAGATCCATAGTAGAAATACTTGCAGCGTCAGCTGAAGATATACCGGCAGCAATATTATCGAAAATAGTCTTTAAAGTATTTGCAGCTCCAGCACTAGTACTAGATATAACACAAATTTGTACAACTTGATGAATAAGTGTGTCTACTGTACGAACTTTACGAGGTTCTGCAAATCTAAGATTAAATATCTTAAACGTAGTTCCTTTATATCCATCAGCACTAACTGTACCAAAAGGATAAGTAGGATACATTACATCTTTATCAGAGTAGGTATAATTAAATCCTGCATCAGCAGCAGCACGATTTGCCAAATCTACAATATAGTTATAATCACCAATAGCTTTTTCGCCATGTTGGGCAATATTAACACTACCTTCAGAAAGATTATCAGCCAAAATAAGCTCAAAATCTCTACCATCTAAAATTTCTGCCGATATACCAAAATTAGTAGCATCTTTTGTATAAGTTGATTTAAGACCGATAACTGAAACTTTATCATTTACAGCTTTAGAAAGCTTTTCAGCAACTTGAGCAGGTGTAGTAGTAACAGAATTTACATAAACATCAACTGTATATGTAGCTCGTTCATTAAATCCTTTACCTTTTTCTACAATAAGCAAGGTATAATTACCAGGAACTATTTCAGTAGGAACATGTACAGAACCTGTAAATGCTTTACCTGCACTAGATTCAGTTATAGTATAACTAAAATGATTAGGATAAAACGGAATAATTACAGGACCACCATCAGCAGCAGAACGACCTAAAACAATGTTACATTCTTCTGTTACATTTGTACCATCAGCAGTTACAGCGGTAATTCCATCTTTATTCTGAAATATAGCAATCTGTCCAGGAGTAACTTTATCGGGAGAAGCGGCAGATGTAGCATAAGTTGCATTACCGCAAAAAATAAAATTATGCATATGAATAAATTATTTGTTATTAGTAGTTTTCATATTTACACCAATACTTGTTAAATAAATTTGAGCAGCATTCGTTACTACTTCTTCATGTAAGTATTCAGGAAGATCACAATCTATATTATTAATTGAATTTTGTCTATCATATTTAACTTCTTTAGGATATTTAATAAAAGTAACATATAGATAAGCGATAGGTTTAAATTTATTTTTTTCGTATTGAACTTTAGAAGTATTACCATTATATATTTCCAAATATAATCCATCATCTATAGAAGTTGTAGTTACTATAGGAGTTTCAAATGTAGGCCTATTACAATAATCATTAATTGTGCTTCCTAAATCTTCAACTTCAATAATTCTACAATCATATAAATCATTATTACTATATGAAACTTTAAATCCTGTATAAGCCATAATTTTGCAATCAATCACATCTTTATTAATATTAATACAATAAGGATTAGTTACATTAGCAATATTAGATTTATCTACAGTTTTTATTTTATCTCCAGAAATAACAGCTTTACTATATAAAGTTCTAAGAGCATTAATAGGAGCAATAGAAAGATTTAATTTAGTATCATTTAATCTATAATTAATATAAGGATTGTTACTTTTATTACTAAGTAAATATTGTCTAACAGTATTTATTATAGCAGTATTGAGGCAAATATCTATATCTTCATCGAGAATTGCACGAATGGTTTGCATTCCCATTTTTTGTGCAAATTCTCTAAACACTACGTGCATTTTCTCGATGTCCATATTTTAAATATTTTTTAGTTGATTATAATAAGATTCAACAATAGAAGTATTTTCGGGATTCTTAAACCAAGAAAGTGCTTCAATCATATTCGCTCCAACAAGAGTACCCTCTGTAGTAGTAATATTTTGATTATATGCTGAGCGTATAAGTATTCCTCTAGCTATTAAATGTTCAATAGTAGATTTTAATTTAATATCAGTATCACTACAAATCTTATTGAATTTAATTGGTTCTGACTGACTAAACTTGTCAAGTTCTATTTCTTTATCGATAGATTCTTTAAGCATAGAACTTATAACAGGCAGATTATTAATCACACAATACTGAATATAAACAGCATTAAACAAATTAGAATCAGCCATAATAGAAACATAATTTGCTTTAGCTTTATTAATTTCAGTACGGAATTTTTTAAGTTTATCTGCTTCTTTCTTATCGTCTTTAAAATAAAAACGAATAGATTTATCACTATTTATAAGAGCTGTATCTTTAGCAATATCATTATATAAAAGACAATGACGGTACATAAGATAATCTTCTAGATTTACAGGTGTACCAAGTTTATGCTTTGTAGATTCAAGTTCATTAATAGCTGTTATTTTCTGTTTAAGTACAGCCTTAAGTTCAACTAAATTTTGTCGATTAGCGGCTTTATATTTAGCTTCAATAGCTTCTTCTGCTTTAGTAATTTTAATATAATCAGAATATTTATTATAATGAAAACTTATATTAAAAGTTCTTCCTAGTTCATCTACTTTTATCTGAATATTATTTAGATATTGTTTTACTCTAGTAATATAACTAGGATCAGAAGGAGATCTACCTATAATTTGTGGAAAATAAGCATCAATTTCTTCTTTGTTGGAAGATAGAATACGAGAAGAAGTTACAGAACTTCCTATATAATCAACTCTACGAGGAAGAGCAGTACGATTAACTTCACGAAATTTAGAATAATTTTTTACAAGAGATATAGTAACACTACGTTTATCTATATAATCTCTATTATTTCGTTCGATTTCTATCTCATCCTGTGTAGGAGTAGGTTTAACTTCATTAATTACTTTATTGTTATCAATATTCTGTTTAGGTTTGTCAGCATCAGTTTTGTTAAAACCAAATGTTGCGCTAACATCAGACTTATCCATAATAGTTTAATTTTTAATTAGAGAACACATTTAAGCAAGAACATCTTTGTTGACTTGTTTACCTGCAAGCCAAGTGTAGACTTGATTTCATAACGACTCATATCCACATCTGTAGCTATATAATTGCTTTCAGGGACTCCCCAAGATGCGGGAATGTCAGACATACCTTTAAGAACTTTAGCCTTGTAAATCTGCCCTTTCTGACGCACTAGACGGACGTTTTGCGTACCCTCGTAATTCGAGAAGTCAATAAATGCTGCTTGGTGAGAAGTAATAGGAAGACCAGTACGAGGATGAATCATACCATTCTGTTTAGCAGCCTCAGCAATTGTACCTTTATCAAAGAAAGAACAATGTTTAAGAGTTACAGTATGACCTTCAACAGTTTTATACTGACGGAAATAATTTCCATAAGAAAGGCCACCAGCAGTTGATTCTATAACTTTATCGCCAAGAGGAGTAAGGAAACCATTATCTTTAGCTTCCATCTTCATAGCTTCATCAAAATCTTCACAGAAACCTTTACCTGCCATAAGTACAATATTCATTGTACCGTCATCTGTATCACGATCTAGAACGTCACCAACTGTACGTTTAATCTTATTCAAAGTAAGATATTCACCGTAAGTATCGTAATTAGATTCACGACAAATTTCAAGCATACCTGCTGTATGAGAAATAGGTTTACCATTATCACGATCTTTAAGAAGAATTTCACCGTTAGCGTTACGGTTATATTCAGCTATCCACAAACGTTCTTCATTCATTACGCGCATATGGATGTTGAACTGTCGCATCTCTTCATTAATCCATAGTTTAGAACTCTTACCGCTATTATTCTTAAATTCATATTCAGTAATAACATTGGCAAGATTACCAGCAATTTCTTTAGAATAACGTTGAATTTCAAGCTGAGAAGTCATCTTACCTGGCCCCATACTATTACTGCGATTACCTTTAGAATAGGATTCAGAAACAGTAGGAGCAGATAAACTCCAATACTTACCTTTGGCTAGATATTCAGGATTAACAAAAGCATTAGGATTAGGAGAAGTTAGCTTAACAATATAAGCATAACCATAAGCAGATTCTCCAAGATCTTTCTGAATACGAAGAGTAGTTTGAGCATCAGGTCCAACAAGACCATATTGTTCAATAAAACAATGAGTAGCTGTATGAATCTCAAACTCAGCACCACCAATACCGGGTTTAGCATCAGCAGCAGAAGCAGCATCACAATGTGTAATCATATCGGTGAACTTCATACGACCCATAACAGCCCAAGTCCACTGAATAGTATTTACTTCTACAGTACCAGTACGACCCTGTCCCTCAGTTAAGAATGAAAGTGGAAAACGATCATCATCCATTCCATAATTGTAAGTAAGAAAAGCATTAATAGCTACAGGTTTCTGTAGCTGCAAATAAGAAATACTTTCTTCATTAGAATACCCTCTATCGTCATAACGACCTTTAGAGAGAACTTTCATTTTGTACATAATACGATAAATTAATTTAATTGTTTAATATCCAAAATCTATATCTGTAGATTTAGTGTTATTAGTTCTAGGAGTAACTTTAACTTTAGACTTCGGTGAAGTTTTAGATTTAAGTTTAATAGTCTTTACTTTACTTTCATTAATCGCCATATTTACAAGACTTTCATAAGTTCCCCCCGTAAAGGAAAGATATGCAGTAAGCAACGCATTTGTTAATCGTGATTCAGGAGTTTGTTTAGCCACATCATTATCATATTGAGAATGACCTTGTTTATCAACTAAATAAATATAATTAAAAAAGTCTTTAGGAGTTGCAGAAGTACGCTTTCCGTCTTTATTGATAATAATTGTATCTGGCAATTTATATTTACCTATTTGTTTATCTGTAACAGTAGTTTTATAAATATTATTCCAATAAACTTTTTGGTTTTCAATATCTTGTTTTTCTTTTTCTTCTGCTTTTTTACTAAGTTCTTCTTTAATAGCTTTATCTCGTTCTACAAGAGTTTTAAGTTCTTCTTCTGCAGTAGCTCCTAACAAATCTTGTGCACGTAGATATTCTATATAGTTATCTACATTACCTTTTCTATTTTCTTCTTTCCATGTCTCACGAATAATAGCTTCGCATTGCGCTTGATTATTTACATCTAGAATAATTTTACTTCTATCTTTTAATTCATTAAATCCTTCAAGAGAATTTCCATTAGATACATAATAATTAATTACATCTTCAAGAATAGGATATTTGTTATAAAGAGCATCAATAGTAGAATTTATAATATCTTGTTTAGTGTTTTCTATAACATCAGAAACATATTTTTTAACTCCTGCTGGACTATTTTCATATTCTACAGGTTTATCTTCATCATCTACTATAGATACTCCTATTTCTTCTTGTAGTTTAGCAATATCATAAATATTTTCAGTATCATCTTTATCTTCTACATTTAAAGATTCGATCCAAGATTTAACATCTTTAGCTTCTTTAAATATATTTCCTTCTTTATCAACTAAATTACCATTTTCATCTATAGTGTATTTATTATTCTCATACTCTATTATAGTACCTTTTTCATAATCATTATTATTTTCAGTTATAGTACTATCAGCATTATTAATAATATCGTTAGTATCATCTTTAGAATCTACTTTAGAAAGATCTGTAATAGGATTATTGTTTTTATCCACATCCGCAGATCCTTCCGACAAATTAGTAACGTCATCATTTTGTTTATTGTCTGGAGTAGCTACTGTATCTTCGCTATTTATAACTCCATATCCAAAATCATCTTCTTCCATAATTTTATGTTTATTAGATTTTCACAAAGATATAATTTAATATTCAATAATATAATATCTTTAATTAATATTTTAGCAATTCAACAGTTATACTGTTTAATACATAAATATAATGTTTACCTATAATAATATATAGATAAACATTACAAATAATACAAATATTAATACTTATTTTTTATTATTAGGTTTTTTAAAATCATATCTATTTTTATTTTCTTTAGCTATTTTAAGTTTTGCAGCAATATCTTCTCTTTTAACTTTTCTTTCTTCTTCTGCATTATAAGCGTTTAGAGCATTAGCTTCTCTTTGAACTCTAATTTTTTCTCTTTCAATATTGGCTTTTAAGGCATTAATTCTTTCATTAGCAGCATTCTCTAATTCAGATTGTTCTCCATTACCATAAGAAATAATATTACCGTTAATACGAATCATTTCAATTTCTTGATCAATATATCCTTCTAATTCTTTAGTAGCTCTATCTTGTTCTCCTTTAGCGGCAATTTTTTGTAGCTCAAATTCTTGTTCCATTTGCATTGCTTGTTGTTCCATTTGTTTAACTTGCATCTCATGTTGATTTTGAACTTCTCTAAATTCTTTAATTAATTTTTTAATATTAGCTACATTATCTCCTGTAATAGCAGCAACAGCCATATCAACATCTCCATTCTGAGAAGCATTAAAAGCAAACTGTTTAAGCTGATATAATTTCTCTAATTCTCTAGCAGAATTATTAGGTTTAATAACATAATCTGCGAATATATGTTTATTAACATCTAAACTAATATATTTCATAGAACCATCATTATCTCTAATAGATGTATTAAGACCATCTATCCATGCTAGTTTACTATAGTCCATATCTCTAGCATAATCTTTGCCTCGCATTATATCTAATATATATTCTATAATTACAGATCCCATAGAGCCTCTAATTACAGCTTCTTCTGTAGTAGCTTTTCCTGCACTAGTAGCTATTTCTCCATATCGTTGAGGAGTCATATCAACTTGCATTTTAGCTTGTTCTTCAATAGTAGATAAAAGTTCAGTAAGTTGTTTTATATAATTACTCATATCAGATTGTAGCATTCTTACTTGCTGAGCTTTAATCATACCTTGATCATCTGAATCGTCAATATATAAAACTCCATCTGCGAGCATTTTATATATAGTATCTTCTGGAGTAGTACCGAGAAGAGATTTAGCTATCATAAGTATAGAAAGTTTATGTTTAGCTATAATCATTTCTCTATGATAAGCAACAATATTATAAAACAATTGATACGGAAGAACTTCTTCAACAATACTAAATTTTCCAAATCCCGGAATTAATTCACATAAACCATTATAAGGAAGTTTACCATTTCTATTATAAGCTATAGCTCTAGCTTTATAAGGATAAATAGCATCATTTCTATTTCCTATTCTTACAGATTCATATACTTGAGGTTCATAGTAATAATTTATATCAATATCTCCTAGTTCCTTATTTAATTTATAATCTCCATATTCTGTACGTTGATCAATTAATCCAGCTTCATTAACAAAAGTAACTATAGATACTCGTCTTTCTCCTCTCCAAACTACATGCCAAACATCATATAAATCAGAGTTAACATCCCTCATCATTACTGGTTGACGTTTAAACATTTCTCTTTCTTCATTAGTAAATTTTCCACATACATCAGGAAAATAGTCATTATAAATATCAAACAGATTAGAAGTAGGAGTAGCTATAGAATCTTTAGCGTAATAATTATTTAGAAATTCTCTATCTTTTTCAGTAAGATATTCGTCATAATTATCTATTATTTGTTGATAAGTAAGTTTTTGTCTTTCTGCAAAAGCATCAAAATCTTCTGCAAACATATTATCGTTAGGAATAGGAAAAGCATCTCTGACTTGAACATTTCGTTTTATCAATTTATCTTCTATAACATCGCTATATGTATAACATTCCCCTAAAGTAACAAAATCAAAATACGCTCTAGCATATAGCATAACATCATCTGTAGATTCTTGTATTATAGAAAGCAAATCTTGACCTTGTGCTGAAATATCATCTACATAATTTTGATTAAATTCTTTAACGAATTGTTCAATATTAATAGCTTCTTGTGGATTGAATTGTTTAGGATCTTCACCATTATTAATCCATTCTTGATAAGCCTCTTGTATTTTAGCAGCTATTTGAGCTTCAATTAATTTTTGAACTTCTGCATTAAGTTTAGCATTTTTAGCTAATATAACTTCTGGATTACAAGCAGAAACAGTATAATTATGAGGATTCTTAATATATTCTCCTACATATCTACGAATAATACCTTTCATAAAATCATAATTCCTCATAGTAGCTGGAAAACGTTTATATTTCTCTTGTGTAGCATTATAAGGATTAAGAACTTTTTTATAATATTGGTCAGGTATTATTCCTTTAAGTATATTATATTTCTTTTCTAAATCATCGGAATCTCTAATAGCTAATCCTTGTGAAATTATCCAATCACAGCAATTAGCATACCATTCCGGTTTTTCTTTTTCTTTATCTGAAACTCTTTGGTTAGGAAAAGGAAAACTTTGATAATTTCCATTATATCCATAAATATTTGTCATACTTATATATTTATTATTAGAACCAAGATCTTGTTAATATATCATTTTCATTAACATTTTCTCCTGTCAATTGTTTTCTACTATTTAATTTATAATCTGCATCTATATTCATAGATTTATATTCGATTGCTCTAATAAGCATTTCTGAAACTCGGTCATAGTTTCCTTTTACCGACCATTTCTTTAATTCTAGAATAGATTGATAATCGTATATTCGATGAAATATCCTAACTGGATTTCCATGTTCATCTTTGCCAATCTCTTCATATAACATTTCACGCAATAATCTCATTGCGTCTAATTTTTTAGTACCATCACTAACAATATATCCATAAGTGTTAGAATATTTACCTTTCATAGTAGTATCCCATACAAATAAAGGCTCTTGTGCTAGATAACGTAATGCTCCCCATCTTTTAAAATTATTCACAGTTTCACCTCTATTAACTTCGACACAAGTAGTACCAATACAATTATAATATTTAGCTAACATTAAACAAATCCTATCAGCTTCTTCTAATCTTTCGGGTCTACCATAATAAGCAGCTACAAGTTTTTGTTTATAATTATTAATATAATGAGGATTCATCCATACTTTAATACTATTATGAGAATGTTTTAAAGTAAGTTCCTCTTTATTTTTATCTATACCTACAGGGTCATAACTAATAGAATATAATCCTTTAGGAATTTCTTTTTTAGTTCCACCTAATGGTTGCGGGGTATCAACATATTCAGGAGCAAACCATCTACGAATACAACCCATAGGATCTTCAGTTCCATTTCTAGGAACATTATTAATCCAAGAATATATTTTTTTACCTTCTTTATGTAGACGTTCATTAGTTTTAAAACATACAGAACCAATTCTATCTTCTTCTAGCATTCCATCTACATAAAAATGTAAATCGCTATCTATACGTAATCTATTTTCCCATTCTGTTAATTCTTCACTACTAAATATATTTTCAGTAGCACTACTAAAAGATTCAGATGGAAAATTAGCATATTGTCCAAGATAATTAATATATTTAGAATAACTATCTACAGATTCTTTTTTAGCTATTCTTTCTCTACGAGATATTTCAAGACCTATAAGAATATTACTATTACCATCTTTATCAACTCCTTCAACGCCATTTATGCTTCCTTGAAGGCCCCAACAATAAGGTTTAAAAAAACCACAAATCTCAGAACGTTTATCTCTATCCCATACATTTTCAAATGGCATAAAATTATGTTCTTTAGGATTATAAAAATTCTGTTCAAACATTTGCATATTACCAGATGTTGCAGTCCCCCAAGCAGTAAGCATACCAGTAGTATAAGAGCCTGTTCTCATAGCAGGCTCTGTAACTTCCATAAAAGCATTAAAGTTATCCATAGTAGAAACCTCTTCTACTTTAACTTTGACAGCATCTTTACCAATGGCACAATCAGGATTATTATTAGCACTGACACTAAGGAGGGCAGACTTCCAGGAGTTGTTAGCTTCAACACCCGAAGTAAGCTTGTACCCAAGACGGAAGTCACTAGCCACAGAGCTAAGAATCCCTCTCTTGAACGGAGAACATTCTTCAAGAAATCGAAGATTGTTAATACAAAAATCCGTAAGTCCTCCACGCATTGTAAGATATTTTTTATCATTTGCGACATGTATTACAACTTTTCTAGATAAATTATTAACTGCATTTGTACTATCAGCAGCCATCATATATGAAAAACCACCACGACGTGTTTTATCAATAATA